AAACCAACAATGTTATGATGGAGGGTTCTTTCCAAGGAATTGCAGAAGCACTTGGGGCAGAAGTCACTACAAATGCTGATGGTCAAAGTGTTGGTGTTACACCAATTATTTGGAACTCTTGGGAAACAACTGGTGTAAACTTAGATGTATCCTTGTCTAACGACACATCAACATCTACTTCGTCTTCTCAAAATACAATATCTGCAAGTGAGAATACAAATCTTGGTGGCGGTGGTAGTGTAAATGGAACAGTTGATATCCAAACAAATACAACTACCACAACCACAACAAACAACATTACAGCGACTTCATCGATCTCACTTGATCAATCACGAACTGGTACTCAGTACACAGTAAATGAAAAAATTGACACCGAATCTCTTGGTACTTTCGTAATTAATAATGAGATCATCAACTTCATGAGATCTCGTAACATTACTATTAGAGGATCCTCATTTAAACCATTTACTAGACTTTATAGTTTCTTTGATGGAGTTGCAATCACAAAGTTCTGTACTCCAAAACTTATTGAAATTGAGATGACTCATGGAACTTTCACTGCAGGTGAAACAGTTCACGGTGATATGGACAATGGTGGTGCAGTTTCAAATAATTCTGCTGCTGTTCCATCAATAAGATTTAGAGTTGCAAACTCAAATCATAAGTTTGGTCCATATACTGCACCTACTGACATATACAATGTAAATCCTTATAATCGTGACCTTCAAGTTCCAGCAACTTACTCAGAGTCATCTTCACTTCTGAACGTTGACTTGTTCAGTCTTCAGTCCACGGATTTCCCACAATTCGATGGATACATTGCAAAAGATATGATCTTAACTGGTCAATCGAGTGGTGCTCAGGCAAAAGTAAGAGCTAGAAGACTCACCACTGATAGAGTTGGAACTTTACTTGCTTCATTCAAGGTTCCTGAATCTGGTAATTCATCTAACCCTGTGTTCGAAACTGGTAGATCTACATTAAGACTTACAAGTAGTAAAACTAATAGTATGATTGAGGGTGTGGTTACCACCGCTGGTGACGCAATCTTCTATTCACAAGGTGATCTTTCTACCACTCAAGAGACTACTTTATCTCTTAAGAATGCCACCGTCCTTACAGAGGATTTCTCTCAGAACCAGACAATTTCTGATACTGCAACATCTAATACTATCACAGTTACATCTACAGACACAAATACTGAGGTAACTGATGTTGACTTAGAACTTGGTGGAACTTTACCACCACCACAAATCATTGTTCAACCACCACCACCTCCACCATTTACAGGTGGTGGTAATACAGGTGACCCACTTGCACAGACATTTACAGTTGATGACAAAACAGGTATCTTTGTCACGAAGGTGGATGTGTTCTTTAGAACAAAGGCAGAAAGTGCTCCTGTAACTTTCCATATTAGAGAAACTAAATTAGGACAACCAGCACGGAGAGTTCTTCCATTCTCTGAAGTTTCACTTGATCCTGATCAGGTCAACCTCAGTGATGACGGCACAGTTCCAACTACCTTCACTTTCAAATCACCAGTATATCTTGAAGGTGAGACTGAATATGCTATGGTATTGATGTCTCATGCAACAGACTATAACGTCTATATCAGTAGATTGGGTGAGCCAGATATCACAACATTGGGCGGGGGTGAGTCCGATCAGGTCATTGTTTCGGAACAACCACTTCTTGGTTCTCTATTCAAATCACAAAACGCATCTATCTGGACCCCAAGTCAGTACGAAGACCTTAAGTTCAAACTTTATAGAGCTAATTTCAAATCAACTGGTAGTGTTTCTTTCTTCAATCCACTTTTACCAGAATCTCTTGAGAAAATTGATCCTAATGGTCTTTCACTCGAATCCAGACAAATTAGAGTTGGTCTTGGAACCACTGTTAATGATGCAAGTGTACCTGAACCATTACAACTTGGTAACACGGTCAAACAGTTAAGTATTGGAGCACAAGGTACTCTTGTAGCATTTGCTGGATCTGCGACAGGTGATTTGTCACTCACAAATATTGGTGCTGGTTTCACTCCATCATCTGGAGGATTTACATACACTGGGGTTGCACTTACGGCAATCACTGGTAAGGGTATTAATGGTACAGCAGACATTACAATCAATGGTGGTGTTGCAGTTGCGGCAACCATTAATGCTGGTGGTTCTGGTTATGTGGTTGGTGATGTATTGACTCCAGTCAGTGTTGGTTCTCTTGATCTTGGATCTGGTATTCAACTTTCAGTACAAGAAATACTTGGAAACAATACTCTTGTTCTTGAAAATGTTCAGGGTAATTTCTCTACAAATTCTGCATATCCACTTCACTACGAAAACAACGTTGGTTTTACTACAGAACTCAACGGTGTAGGTGGAGATGTAATTCCTTTGTCACCAATCACCGTCACTCATCAGGGTGACTATATCAGAGTCTTTAAGAGAAATCATGGTCTCTATTCTAATACAAATAGAGTCACCATTGATGGAGTAAGAAGTGATGTTATTCCAAATACTTTAGCACAAGAATATGCATTTGATACGACATCATTTGTAACTCTTGAAACTGATGCATCAGAATATAATACTTTTGAAAATCTTGGTGTTGGTGGTACTAATCCTGGATATGTTCAAATTGGTGATGAATTAATTAGTTACACTGGAGTCAATGGAAGAACCCTCACTGGTGTTACCAGAGGTGTTGATAACACTACGATTGCGTCTCATACTTCTGGTGAGTTGGTATATAAGTATGAGTTGAATGGCGTATCACTTAGAAGAATCAATAGAGAGCATCGACTGATCAATGTCACAGCATCCGATCTTGAGGAGCCAGCAATTGGACTTGATTATTACTATGTGAAGGTACAAATGAATGCAAATGGTACTAATAGAGCACCATCAAATTCTGAGGGATTCCCTCCTCTGTACTTCAATGAAAGAAAGGTTGCAGGTGGTCCTGATGCTAAGAGTACTTACAACTTACCATTCCACTTGATTACACCAAGAGTTACAAATATTACACCTCTTGGAACCACTCTTATCTCTCAGGCAAGAACGGTTACCGCTTCAAGTGTATCTGGCAATCAGGAAAACATGCTTGATAGAGGATTCCAAAAAGTCAACTTATTTGAGAAAAATTACTTTGATTCTCTTAGAATGGTCGCTTCCTCAAGGAATGAGGAACTGTTACTGGACTCCGATCTATTCCCTGGTGATAGATCATTCTCCATGTTATTCAATCTCGTAACAACAGATACAAGATTAAGTCCTGCAATTGACCTTGAAAATGCATCTGTTGTATTCACATCAAATAGAGTGAATCAACCAATCACTAATTATGCTGATGACTTCAAAGTTTCTACAACAACAGATGATCCAAATAGATTCTTCTATGTTTCTAAGAACATTACTTTAGAAAATCCTGCAACATCTCTTGAAGTCTTGCTTGATGCATATTGTTCAACAAGAAATGATATTAGAGTCTTCTATGCAGTTGATCAAGATGTCCCAGTTGATGAAACTGTCTTCATCCCATTCCCTGGATTTGCAAACATTGATTCTAATGGTTCAGTCCTTGAACGTGGTAATAGTAATGGAACTCCAGATACCTTTGTTCCTAAGAGAGACTCATATGAAGTTGATCCTTCAGTAAATCTCTTCAAAGAATATAAGTTTAGTGTTGATGATTTAGTTTCGTTTAGATCATTTAGAATCAAGGTCATTGGAACATCTACTGATCAAGCAGTGGCTCCAATGATTAGAAATCTGAGAGGTATCGCATTAGCATAATGAGTAAAATGATTCCAGTTGAAGGCATGGATGGGTATTATAGAGATACCCATTCAGGTGCCATTGTCAATAAAAATAACAACGACTTCAAATCATATTTGAAACGTCGTGAAAAGTTGAATGGACAACAACAAAACTTCGTTGATTTACAAGATGAAGTTGAAAACTTGAAAACTGATGTGAATGAGATTAAGAATATGCTCCATACCATCACCGATTTATTAAATAAATAGACATATAGATAGGTCTAATTATAGATGGCACAGCCAAGTACTAGACAAGAACTTATTGACTATTGTTTGAGGCAGTTAGGTGCTCCTGTGTTGGAGATCAACGTTGCAGACGAACAAATCGAAGATCTTGTAGATGATGCCATCCAGTATTTCCAAGAGAGACACTTTGATGGTGTAGGACAAACATATCTCAAGTATCAAATCACTCAAGCTGATGTTGATAGAGGAAAGGCAAGACCACCTGGTGCTCCCGCTTTAAGTTCTGGGAGACCATCGGTTGGTATCGCTTCAACTGCAGCAAGTACTAATATTGTAGGAACTGCAACGACATTTACATACTACGAAAATAGTAATTATCTTCAGATCCCACCCAACGTTATCGGGATCAATAAGGTATTTCAATACGATGATGCTCAGTCGATCAGCTCATCGAACATGTTCAGTTTTAAGTATCAACTGTTCCTGAACGATATCTACTACTGGGGTAACACCGATTTATTGAGTTACTCGATGGCTATGTCGTATTTGGAGTCGATGAACTTCCTCTTGAATACGCATAAACAGATCAGATTTAATCAAAGAAAAGATAGAATGTATCTTGACATTGATTGGAGTAATCTCAAGGTCGGTGAGTTCATAATCATCGATTGTTGGAGAACTGCTGATCCCAATGATTATCCAAGAGTTTATAATGATTCTTTCTTGAAACCATATCTGACAGCACTTATTAAAAAACAGTGGGGTCAGAATCTAATTAAATTCCAAGGTGTAAAATTACCTGGCGGTATTGAGTTCAATGGAAGACAATTGTATGACGACGCACAAGCAGAACTCGATCGTATACAGGAGAGAATGTTGAGTACATATGAATTACCACCTCTTGACATGATAGGGTGATGACATATGTTAAATCCCTTTTTTCTTAACGGCACTAGATCCGAACAAAATCTAATCCAGAGTCTTGTCAACGAACAGTTGCAGATGTATGGTGTTGAGGTTCATTATCTTCCAAGACAGTATGCCACTACAAACTCTGTCATAAAAGAAGTTATTGAATCTAATTTCACTGAGGCCTTTCCTTTAGAGGCATATATTGATAACTACGAGGGTTTCACAGGTCAAGGGACTATACTCTCAAAATTTGGTATTGAGAATAGGGATGACCTTCAACTTGTCATCTCAAAAGAGAGATTTGAAAACTACATCTCACCACTCATTAAAAATCTTTCTGGTGTTGAGTTAAGTACTAGACCAAAAGAAGGTGACTTAATTTATTTCCCACTTGGAGATAGGTTGTTTGAGATTAAGTTTGTTGAACATGAACAACCTTTCTATCAACTCAAGAAGACCTATGTCTATGAATTGAGATGTGAACTGTTTAGGTATGAAGATGAAGTCATTGATACTGATATTACAGAGATTGATGATGAAATCGCACAAATTGGTTATATTCAGACACTGAATCTTATCGGTGCTGGAACTTCAGCAACGGCCACTGCTACGGTATGTGCCTCTGGTGCAGTCAATAAAATCTACATCAGTAACATGGGTAGAGGATTTACTGCTCAACCAGTACTTGGATTCTCATCTGCTCCTGCTGGTGAGACAACAGCCACAGGTATTGCATCAGTAAATTACACTTATCCAGCATGTGATGGTAAGTCTGGTAGAGTATCAGCAATCAATATCACAAATGCGGGTTGTGGATACACCGTTCCACCTTTGATAACGGTGAATGGTGGAAATGGATCTGGTTTTGCGGCGACAGCTGGTATATCGACAGATGGATCAGTTCAAACCATCACAGTCACAAATGGTGGTTCTGGATACTTAACTGCACCGAACGTATCCATTGGTTTGACTTCTGGGACGTATCCACTCTTTAGTTCGAGTAGATACAAATTCAGTAGTAATCAGAACGACTTTAGTTCTATGTTCCCAACTCCTTCCAGATATGCAGTTGGTATTGCTACTATTAATGCATCTGGTATTGTAACCGCAGTTTATATTGTTGATGGTGGTGAAGGATACAACACCACACCAACAGTTCATATTGATCCACCTGTTGTTGATAGTACAACAGGTATTGGTGGAACATTTACATTCAATGAAATCGTCACTGGTTCAATATCAGGAACGACTGCAAGAGTCAAAGAATGGAATGGTGTTACCGATGTAATGGAGGTTGGTATTATAGACGGTTCATTCAGAGAAGGTGAGGTATTGACTGGTTCAGATTCTGGAGCTAAGTATATCATTGGTGGTGTAAACACTGATGATATTGTGACTCCATTTGCAGATAATGATAACATCGAAACAGCTGCTGATGCTATCATTGATTTCTCCCAATCCAATCCTTTTGGAATGCCTTGATACAAAACTGTTAAATAGAGGTATATACCTGTAAAATAATGTTTGAGTATTTTTACAACGAGATCTTTAGATCTGTTATCATTGGTTTTGGATCAATGTTTAATGGTATACAGATCAAGCATAAGGATGACTCTGATGACACCGTAAGTGTCATCAAGGTTCCTCTTGCTTATGGTCCTACTCAGAAGTTTCTTGCAAGATTGAATCAGAACCCTGATCTGAATCATCCGACTCAGATGACACTTCCAAGAATGTCATTTGAATTCACAAATCTTGCTTACGATCCTTCACGTAAGACTACTCAAACCCAACAGATGGTGATTACATCTGCTGATGGATCAGAAGAAAGAAAAACATATCTTCCTGTTCCATATAATATGACGATTGTACTTTCAGTTTACACAAAACTGAATGATGACATGTTACAAATCGTAGAGCAGATCGTTCCATATTTTCAACCAGGTTACACACTTCCAATCAAGTTTCTAGGAAACTTTAATGAGGTAAGAAATGTTCCCGTCGTCTTAGACAACATTGATATGTCTGACGAATATGAGGGTAACTTTGATACGAGAAGAGCACTACTCTACACATTTACATTCACAGTCAAGACAATGGTCTTCGGACCTCTCAAGGATGTCTCTGGTGATATCGTCAAGAAAGTTTCTATCGGTTACGTTGCTGGTAGTAAGGACGGTAGTAGATATGAAAGAGATCTCACGTATCAGTCTACGCCAAGAGCACTCAAAGATTATGATGGTGTAGTTGCAACGTTGTTGGCTGAGAACGTAGATATGAATGAAACGGTGATTGACGTGGATAATGGATCCGCACTCACTGAAGGATCTTATATTTACGTTGATCAGGAGGAGATGTACATTGAAACAATCGCAGATAATAAGATTGTCGTTAGAAGAGCTCAAGACAAGACACCTATTCAAAATCATGTCAGTGGAACAAAAGTCTTTAATATCAACACTACCGATAATAATATGATCGAACTTGGAGATGACTTCGGGTTTGATGGTTCTGTATTTTGAGGTTGAGTATGGATAAGTATGAAAAGCTCAATGAAACTTTTGATGTTGAACCCATCGAAGTAAAGAAGGAAGTTAAAAGTGTCGAAAAACAAATCCAAAAATTCGAAAACTCCAACGAAGATATCCGTAAAGACTACGAATATACCAGGGGTAATTTATATTCGATCATTGAAAAGGGTCAAGAAGCAATCAACGGTATCCTAGAACTTGCTCAAGAGAGTGAGATGCCTCGTGCATATGAGGTTGCTGGTCAACTTATTAAGAACGTTTCTGATGCAACGGATAAGTTGATGGATCTTCAAAAGAAACTCAAAGATGTAAATGAAGAAAAAGACAAAGGCCCTACCAATGTTACAAACAATGCATTGTTTGTTGGTTCCACAGCAGACCTTCAAAAGATGTTAAAGAACGTCAATAAAGATCTAAATACTTAAAAAGATAAGAAA